ACTCAGTCGGCAGGTCACTCGGCGAGGCGATGACGTTGTGGTGACACGGGTTCGGCTTCTTCAGGTAGCAGAACTTGATCTTCTCTTCGTCGCTGATGAGCTTGTACTTGTTAGTGAGGTTCTTGACCGCGATCATCTGGTTGTAGACGAGAGAGGCGCGGACCTGGATGGGCAGAGACTTGTTGTCGATGGAGTACTTCATCGGGACGTTTCGGCCGTCTATGTTCCTGAAGTAAGTGAGCTTGACGCCGCGCGGGAACGCGACCTCCTCGAACGACATCTCGTTCCACTTGGTACGGAACTCCTTGATGAACTCTAGCAGCGGCTCCTTGCCGCCGGTCATCAGAATGGTCAGTGCCTTCTTGATGCTCTCGCGGCATACCTTCGGCGTCGACGACCTCACGGCCTCGATGCCGACCATCTTCATCTTGGGAGTAGAGTAGGCCACACCCTCTTCGTTGTGTACGTGCATCACGTAGTGCTTCTTGCCGGTCCATACGCCCTTGTCGGCGATGGACTCGCGCTTCATGTGCATCTTTTGCTGATACGCATTAACATAAACGCCAAGTTCATCGTAGCACTCTGCAATAAAAGGTTCAATCTTATTCTTGCAGGCCTTGTCCAGGAAGGCGACGATTTCTGCAGTAGGAGTAGATTTACGCTTCTCAGCAAAAACGTGCTCGACAAGTCCAGACATATCAATGTACATCGAGTCAGTATCGATCGCAATGACATAGTCCCTGTCCTCCGTCTTGAGTAGGTCGTTGAGGTACCAGTTGATCTTGCGCTCGATCCACTTGATCGACAGCTGACCAGCCGTGGTGATGGCCTCGGCGTTCTCCACGGAGAACCACCTGAAGTACTTATTCGCAAGAGCACCGTAAGCTGAGTTCAACTGGATCTTTTTTGCCAGCTGCAGGTTGTGGTATGCGGAGATCTTCTTTCCCCACTCTGGGTCCTTGGTCTCCTCGAACTTCTTCTTGGCCTCGATCATCAGCTTCTTGTACTTGGCTCGGTCGTTGAACATCTTCTCCATGAGCGCCGGGAAGAACCCCTGCCTCTCACGAGAGTACATCGAGGAGTTCGGGCATACCGTGAAGTTCTTTGACTCGAGCTCTTCGCGGACTTGGTCGTAGGCCCCGAGTACCGCATCGTCCACTGTGAACTGCCTCTGCATCTTCCCGCGGTACGTCTCGGGAGAGATGTTGTACTGCATGATCAGGTGAGGGTACAGGGAGGTCAAGTCGAAGGACACCACCCACTCGTGCATGCCGACGATCGGGTCCTTGACGTAGCCGCCCACGATGTCCACGATCTGGTCTCCTGGACGGGACGTCGGGGGGATGACGATCTTCTGCTCGAGCAGGTAGTTGTTGATGATCGTGTCCCAGGGACGGACCGTCGCCATCGTGTCAACGTAGTTCACCTTGGCGTCGTAGGCCATGGCCATCACCTGCTCGATGAAGCGGTGCTTGTCCTCGAGCTTGAAGACGAGGTTCACGTCGTGTACGTTGTACTCCATGAACCGCTGGTGATCGCGCTCGTAGAACTCGGACAGAGACCCGTACTCGGTGTAGTCCAGCTTCTTCTCACCGAGGTCCTTCTCGGCGATGAAGTTGAGGGCGTACGATTCCTGGTTTGAGAAGGAGAACTTCTTGTACAGTCGCATGTAATCCAGGACGGCGATGCCGATCGGGAACCCGACGGTTATCAGTCGACCGTTGATCTCGATCTCGCGCTCGTCCAGCATCTTCCATGGAGAGAGCTCCTTGGCCCTGTCCTCGCCGAGCAGGCGCTTGATGCGGTTGACGATGTATGGAAGGTCGAACCCCTCGATGTTCCAGCCGGTCAGGACGTCGGGAGAGTACGTGCGCGAGTTCCACAGCTCGAGGAACTTCTCCAGCAGCTCGTGCTCCCCGTCGCACCTGTGGTACGTGATCTTCTCCGCGTGCGGGGTGTAGTGCTTCAGGCCGAGGGCGACGATGCTGGACCCGCGCCTCATGGTGATGGCCGTGATGGTCTTGTCGGCCTGCGCGATGTTGGGGAACCCATTGGAGGAGTCGGTCTCGATGTCGAGGCAGACGACGGCGACGAGGCTCGGATCGTGCTCGATCTGACCGGCGTACTCCTCGTTGATGCACGAGTACGCGAAGTTCGTCGAGCCGTAGTACTTGAAGTTCTCCACGTCCTCGTACTTCTTGATAAAGTCGCGCGCCTCCCTGATGCTGTCGAACTTGATGGGCGACACTGGTGTGCCGTCGAGTGTGCGGTACTTCGTCTTCTCGGAGTCGGTCTTGTACTTGCCGTAGTTTGCGACGTACAGAGTCGGCTCGTAGCGCAGCTTCTTCTGCACACGGTTACCGAACTCGTAGCCGCGCACGAGCACAGCGCTCCCGTACTGGTGGAACGACGTATAGAACTTCATTGTATCTCCTAGCTCAGGATTCGCAGACAGTAGAACCACGAGTTGTCAGCCAGACACTCGCTCCAAGTCGCGTATTCAAGGTACACTATACCACATAGCACGAATAGAATAAACAAGATAATTGCGTAGTACTTCATCGCTTGACTCCAAAGTCGAACTGAGACCAGTCGCAGTCCGGCATGAGCTCCACGGCGTCGGGGTGCGCGGTCTTCATCGTGTTGAGTATATTGGCGGTCACAATTCGCAGGCCGTACGACTCGGGATGACACCTATAGACTGATCCCGAGCTGCCGTGGAAATGGTACTTACCGTCCATGAGCTCAGCCCGCTCGACGCCGCTGTTCAGTCGCCAGCTGTCCCCGTTAAGGTAACCGCCTGCCCATCCACCCAGTACCTTGTAGAAGGTCTGGTCCTTGTACGTCATCTTCAGTACTACCCAGCTGTCGGGATTGTATTCAGTCATATCTTACCTTTCAACCAAGTCGGCAGTTCCCAGTCGAGCCACGCCTTGCGCTCGATGATCCTGATGGTTCCCCTGTTTGGTACTCCGTACCAGTCCTCTCCGCGCTCGATCCACATCTCCCTGTCCCACTTGGACTTAGGTGGATTGTCGAGCTTTCCGTTAGTGTAGGTCACGACCTCTATGTCGCGGGTCTTTCCAAATATCGTGTAGGGAGCTCTGAATGACATTCTATAGATCCTTTGTCGGTATAGCCTGATTATACCTGGTCGACAAGAGAAAGTAAACAAAAAAGAGGGAGATCGCTCCCCCTCTTTTCATGGTCATCGTGGTTGACTTAGCCAGTCCCACTCTTCTTCATTGTATGGTATCACCACGACCTCCTCTGCTGTCGCTCGTCCCACTGTCTCATCATGTACTCGAGCTGGTTGATGTCCTTTGCCTCACTGAGATAGTCCATCATGAGCTCTTGGTCGCTCATTGGACGAAGGCGACTCAAGAAGTTCTTTAGCCTCTTCATCTTACTTCTCGTACTCCGAGAGGAACTGCTTGGTGGACTCCGAGGTAACCGCGTCGGTTACTTGGTCGTTCACGGCGGTCGAGGCCTTGTCAGTGATGTCGATCTTCTTCGGCTTCTTGTGCTCGGGGATGATGTTCTCGAGCCATACCTTCAGCATGCCGTTGATGAGCTCGGCGTTCTTGATCTCGATAGAGTCGGCCAGAGTGAACTGACGAGTGAACGCGCGATCGGCGATTCCCTTGTACAGGTACGTCTGATCAACGCCGTCCTTGGTGAGAGTATCGAGCGAGGTGTGTCCCTTGATGGAGAGGACTCCGTCCTTGAGCTCCATCTCGAGGTCCTGCTTGCCGAAGCCGGCCACGGCCAGCTCGATCACGTACTTGTTGTCCGCGACCTTCTTGATGTTGTAGGGAGGATAGGAGGGCATCGACTTCTGGATCGTGCGGGTCACGTTCTCGAGGTTACGGAAGGCTTCGTCGAATCCGACAGTCGTGGGGAGGAGGGTCTTGGCGAAAGAAAACGGGTCGTTGAGAGTCATGTGTTACTCCTGTTTAAGCGAGTTGAATGTTGGCACCCCATTAGGCGGTGCATCAGCCGGGTACGCAGTACTCTGATCCCGGCTAATCTTATATAGGCGTCCTAGCCCAAAGTGTCAACTACTTTAGTGACAGCTTCTTGTCCAGTCTTGCCTTGGAATATGCGCTGAGCTTGTCGAGGTAGCCCTGGTTCCTGAGCTCCTTGTAGACGAGGTTCTCGAAGGAGAACTCCCCGCCCTTGGAGATCGCGGCGTTCCTCATGGTCCACAGCTTCGTCTTCATCGCGTCGACGGCCGACTGGCTCATCTTGTGCTTGATGATGTCGTCGATCAGGTCCATGTAGTGCTGGACCTTCTGCTTCAGCCTCGGGTCGTTCTTGAAGTCGATGCCGGTCTCGAACACCGGCTCCTGGAGCCATACGTCCTTCTTGAGAGAGTAGACGCCCTGACCCTTCGGGAACTTGGCGTCCTTGTCCTGGGCGTACGGCTCGAGGGGATAGCCGAGTACCTTGACGTCGTGGGTGAGGGTCCAGAGCTGCTTCTTCGCCATCATCTGGTCGTCGAGCTTGGCGCCGAACATTGTCAGCTTGCTCCTGTCCACGAGGAGGTGGACGTCCAGGTCGGAGAAGGGAGTGTAGTTGTAGTTGGCGTTGCCACCTGTCAGGATGACGTCGGTCACTGCAGAGTTGGGGATACCGGCGAACACCTGCCACGTCTTCGCGAACTGGAGCAGCTTCTGCCTCAGCTCGGGACGGATCTTGTTGTTCAGCTGCCAGATCTTCTGGTTGAGGTTCGGGTGGTACTGGAGCTTGATCTTGACGTCTTCTTGCATGGCATCCCTCAGGTTATGCCACTATTTAGGCGATTCACTCCAGTAAGTGGACAAGAACGGGAAACGATCCATCAGGATCTTTCGGCACTCTAGGGCAACCTCGCGGTGCTCTTTCTGAGTGCCATTACCACAGCGAAGGTCGCAGTAGTGGATCCACGAGCGGAGTGTGCCGTTCATGTACATGCGAGACATGGTCAGACCCTCAGGCAGGACGACGCGAGCCTGCTCTTTGGCAATGCCATTCTCTATGGCCCACTTATAGGCTTCTTCTGCGTCCAAGAGAAGGTTCAGCTGGATGTCATCCCACATTCCCTGCAACTCTTCATCATCGATTTCGATGCTGTTCTGACGGTTCTTGGTATCTTGCAGACGTGCTTCTCTCGGAGGATGCATCTCGGTCACCTCGGCGTATCGCTGAGAGAACTCTTGGAAAGAGAACGAGCGATGACGGAGGATCTGACGGGCGATGTCACGAGTCGTCTCGATTTCCATGACCACGTTCACCATCTCGAACGGAGACCAGTGCTGGTTCTTGATCATGTAAGAGAGCAGCTTGCCGGTATCGGGGTTCAGCTGGTTCGAGGGATTGGACACCCGAGCGCAGTATGCGATGAAAGACTCGTTGCCGAGGAGACGGAAGCTATTCGGATCGTCTTCGATGTCGTGAACACGGATCACGGGATGAGTGATTGCTACTAATTCGACTTTCATCACTGCACCCAGCATACTGTGTGGGGGATCTTCTCCCACTGTTGATAGACGACGTTCCAGCGGCTCTCCCACTGAGTGCCACAGTACTGTTGCGGAGTCGGGGCGGCGTAACCCGGACCCGGACCGTCGAGGATCTCACCGACCACGAGCCCGCCGAGGAAGCCGCCGACTGCGGCCCACGCCTCGTTGTTATTGTTGTTCTTGTACTTATACGTGTAGTTGTAATTGTAGTTGTACGTGTTGTCGTACTGTCGATTGTGCTTCCAGTTCTTGAACTGGTTGTTCTTGTTTCCGGCCACTGCCGGTGTCGCCACGAAGGCGAGAGCTGCGATGCAGGCGATGATCTTGTTCATGCGCGCCATTCTCCGTCGTAGAGGTCCACGAACTTCTTCCAGGTCCGCCTGAAGTTCTCGTGTTCGTGATAGAGCATGTAGTTAGAGACGACCACGTCCACTGCCTTCATGAAGGCGAGGTGGTTCTCGAGATCTCCTCTCTCATAGTCTTCCAAGTTTTCCACTCCCTTCGCGAGCAGATCCTGGACTTCCTTGGCGTCGTAGCTGTAGTCGAGCAGCAGGGCCTTGACCACCACGTCGGCGGTCTGGTCGGCGTCGAGCTCTACGCTCACTGTTCCCTTGATGATCATGTCAGACCTTCTTTCCAATGTATCGCGGATCGGTTCCAGGCGTCACAAATTGTACGGCGCCCTTGTTGTAGGCCGGAGCCAGGCAGGTCTTCTTGCGCTCGATCTCCTTGATCGTGGCCGCAGACTCTTCCTTGTCCTTCTTCCATTTATAATCTTCCACGGAGCGCTTGAAGCCGCCACCTCCGGGGATGCGATCGGAGGTCACTCGCGTGTAGCTGTACTTGGGCAGCTCGGCGGTCCTCTCGATGCGCATCCCCGGTGTGTATCCGAGGGACTCGAGGTACTTCATGTGCTCCTCGCGGGCGCGCTGGGCCTTGACACCCAGCGGCTTGCGCTTCGAGGAGTTCTTGACGTAGAGGATAGAACCCATCACTTCACCGGGACGAAGTTGTAGCGCTCGGAGACGTAGACGTCGACGCGCTGGGCGTGCTCGGGCTTGACGTCCTGAGAGGTATAGCGGTGGAGAGGGCCGCCGAGCCGATAGAGCTTGGCATTGGGGTTGTCCTTGCCGAGACGGCCGCGGATGCGGATGAAGGCGCGCTTACGGACCTCGACCGTGCCGGACCAGCTGTAGGTCCGGTATTCGGGAGCCTCGATCTCGTTGACTCGGCGCTGTGCGTTGAAGGACTTGATCGTGCGCTTGATGTTCGCGATGATCTCGGGCAGCTTGGGATCGTTGGTCATGAAGGTGCCGACGTAGTCAGAAGAGCGCTTGGTCATGTGTGTGTTCCTCATTATGTCTAGATCTTACCACAGGTCGAGAAAAATGTCAACCGATAGTTTCTTCGGCTTCCATCCTCTCCAAGATCTGCTTCAGGGACCGGAGCCCCTGCTGGTAGCCTCGGGCAAACTCGGAGTCGACCTTTGGCTTCATGGCACCCTCAAGGTAGTTCTTGACGAACTCGTAGAGCATTTCCTTGGTCATACAGTTTCCCTTTCCATTATGTCTAATCTACCACAGTTCTCATAAAATGTCAAGGGTTCATTTGGCGATTACCCCTTGGAGGTAGAAGTCGAGATCGTCGGAGTCACAGTAAGAGGAGAGGAAGTTCCTGATGTTGTCGAGGGAGTCGGTGATGAAGGTGATCTCGGGATTTCCCCCGCCGGGGCCGAGGGGGAGGTAGTGGGAGATGGAGAGGTTGTAGCGGGTGAGGGTGTCGTCGAGTTCCCCGAGGGTGGTGTCAGAAGAGATGTCGAGGGTGATGGAATAGGTCATGTCGTTCTCCTTGATCATGATTAAATCTACCACATTTCTCTAAAAATGTCAACCCCTGTTATAGGGGCTATTTGGGAATATTTTTGGGAACATTTTTTGGACCAAACCCTGCAGGGTCAGGCACTTTTTGGCCACCCAAAAGTTTGGGCCATAAATGGTCATATAACCCAGCCACCCTTCAAACTTCTTAATAATATTGGTCATGCCAGTCTCCCTTTCCATTATGATTAAATCTACCATGGATCCATGAAAAAGTACACAAAAAAGTGAGCCAGAAGCCCACTTTTTTAGTCTAACAATGTCAATGGCTTAGGAGAAGGGCAGGCCGGAGACCATTCCCATGATGGCCCTCTTGATGCCCTTGGAGGGCTGCTCCTGCTTGGAGGCCAGGAAGCTGGGGAAGATGGTGGTCATACCCACGGACCGTGGCACTACCGTGTCCCTGGGAGTCCTGATGACGAAGTCCCCTCCCTCGTAGTCTTCGTTCAGGAACGCGTGGATGCTGAGCTTGCTGGTCTCCCTGTCCCAGTGGTTCAGGTCCATTGACCAGTCCATCCACTGGGACCGGTCGAACTCGACGTAGTACAGGGCAGAGATGCTCTGGATCTTGAACCCGTAGTTGTTGACGTTAGAGTCGAGAACCGCTCCGGTGATGTTCTCGTAGATCTGTGGCCAGATGTCAGGCTCTATCAGGCGATACGAGTAGAAGAACGAGTTGGTCGTGTAGCTCCTCATGTCGGCTGACTTGAAGGCGTCCACGATCTTCTTGCACTCCTCGTCCTCGAACGTCTTGGCGTGGCTGAGGGGACGGATCCTCTTGTCGGGTAGGAGCTTCCAGGTCATTTCAAGTACTCCGACGTGTAGTCCGCCATGCCGTCGCCTATGTGATTCAGGCCGTGCTCGCGGTCCAGGTACTTCCACTCGATCTTCCTGGGATTGAACTCGGAGAGGGCGGCGAACACCTTCTTCGGGTCGAGAGGTCCGCAGGTATAGACGTCGAACTGCATGAGGCCGGGAGAGGTCTCGTCCCACACGTGCATGGCGACGTGGCTGGTCTCGATGATGCAGACTCCGGTCATGCCGCGGTTGCCGTCGACGTCGAGGTAGGTGACGTGAGGTCCGTTGAGGATCTTCATGCCGATGTCGGTTATGAGCTTCCGGAACCAGTCGTGCATGTAGCCGACGTGGGAAGAACTGGGCGGGTTGAGGACCTCTGCCCTCACTATAAGGTGCTTGTGCTCCAGCATGTCAAGATGATCCTCCCTATGAGAACTTGTTGTCTATCTTCTCTTCGTTTGTGACGATGACCATCATGTTGTCCTCGTCAAGAAAAAAGACAGGCGTCAGGCCGGCCTGTCTGTACTGCTCCGCGATGTCCAGGGCCGTATAGAAGGAGTTATCCGGTCCGCTCAGGATCGCCGCCTTCTTTATCAGGTCCTCGTTCACCCTCTCCATCTTCTCGTAATAGCTCGTCATAGAAACCCTCCATGAACTGCTTATAGAGATCTGGTGACTTCAACAGGATGCTGGCGTAGAACTTACCCATATCCCTGGCGTGTTCGAACATGAACCGCTTCATCGTGTCTTCAGTATATTTATAGCTGAACATCGTCGATGTCCTCCTGTAGCGCCTTACGCTCCTGCATGGTGAGCTTCTCCTTACCCTTGTGGAAGGACGAGTGTCTGGGATTACGGCACATGTGACAGGAGCAGACCTGTCGGTTCTCGGCGATCTTGCGCTGGTGCTTCGCCTTCTCGTCCTCTGTCCATCCGAACTTGTAGAGGACGAAGTCCTTAACTCTGTCGAGCATCCTCTTGTGGTGATGTCTTCTCTCCGCTCTTGTCTTCATAGGGTTTCTCCTCCACCGTCGTGGTTCGAACCATTCTTCCAGAGCCGTTGCAGTAGCGGCAGCCGTGACGTACCGAGTCGTACTCGCCCCTGTGATAGTTGACCAGCACCTCTTCGAATACGTGACCGCGACCCTCGCAAGTCTTACAGATGACGATCTCCCACGTCACCTTCTTCTGGT